CGTTCATGGCGCAAAGACTTTTATAAGCCTTACAAGGCTAATCGTGCAGTTGCTCGTGCAGCCCTCACGGAATCAGAGGCGGAGGAAGATCGTTTATTTTGGGAAGCCTTTGACGACCTCAAATCTTTTCTTAGTGAAAAAACTAATTGCACAGTTCTTCAGCACCCAGAGCTTGAAGCCGACGACTTGGTGGCAGGGTGGATACAATCGCATCCGCATGATCACCACACCATTGTTTCCAGTGATACAGACTTTCATCAGTTACTGGCGCCGAATGTTAATCAGTATAACGGCATCGCGGACGAACTCCACACACTCGAAGGCATCTTGGACAAAAGAGGAAAACCGGTAATTGACAAAAAAACTAAACTGCCTAAAGTCATACCTGATCCATCTTGGATACTGTTTGAAAAATGCATGCGAGGTGATCCGACTGATAACATCTTCTCAGCCTATCCTGGAGTCAGGACTAAAGGTAGCAAAAACAAAGTGGGACTCGCCGAAGCTTACGAGGATCGCGGCCGGCAGGGTTTTAACTGGAACAATCTTATGCTACAAAGATGGACCGATCACGAAGGCACGGAACATCGTGTCATTGACGACTACAATCGCAACGTGGTACTAGTTGATCTAAAAGCACAACCTGCGGAGATCAAAGCAAAGATCACAGAAACTATTGCAGCAGGTAGTGTGTCAAAGGAAGTAGCACAAGTGGGTGCCAAGTTTCTCAAGTTCTGTGGCAAATATGAGTTAAACAAACTAAGCGACCATGCAACACAATACGGTGAATTTTTAAGCGCGGAGTATCCAAAATGAAGAAAGAATTTGAACATCTAGCATTGCTAGCCGGTGGCAGTCACTATCCACAAGTGGGTGGCCATAATCTTAGTATATTTGGAAAACTAGTAGTAGAAGATTGTATCAAAGTTGCTAGTGCAAGAACTATTGCAGAAGAACACACCGAGTGGGAAACTGGCTACAATGCTGCATTGAAGAAAATTGCATTTGATCTTAAAACAAAATACGGAATAGAATGACAACGTGGTTAGTATTATTCCTATTATTTGTTAAGCACTTCCTAGCGGATTTTGTTTGGCAAACTGATGCTATGGTTACTGAAAAGGGACAGTATGGCCAACTTGGAGGATTACAACACTCAGCACTACATGGTGCGTTAACTTATGTAATCCTTATGCACTTCTTGGACTTGCAGGCCTGTGTAATGTTGGCCATAATTGATGCTGTAGTACATTATCATGTGGATTGGGCCAAGATGAATATAACAAAAAATTATACTGCCAATGATAAGAAATTTTGGTTCTGGACTGGATTTGACCAATTATTACATTCATTAACTTATCTTGCGATTGGATTTGTAGCAGCAGTACTGATGTCGGAGTATATATGATTAGAAGCATAAACGCTGGAGCTCATATTGTTATATCAGACGGCTATACGCATCGGCCAAGTATCAGTCCCGGCGCACAAAGTGCTGGTATGATTAGATACAATACTAATACGGATAATTTAGAAGTGTATGATGGTATTGGTTGGCAACCCATCGGTACAGCACAGCCGACTGTGGAGTTGTCACCATTGGCAAGACAAGCAGTGGATTGGGCTGTGCGTAAACAACGTGAAGAAGATGAACTCGAAGCATTAATGAAAAAGCATCCTGGATTGCGAGAGTTGTACGACCAGTTGGAAATGATGAAGATACTATGTCAAGAAAAGAGCGAGCAAAAATAATGAAACTGAGACGTTGGATATTAAAATGGTTGTCAAAACACGAAGAGAATAGTAGAGTCTATTCTGTTATTCCCAATGACGTTATTACAGCATCACCAACTAGACCAGGTGCAGATGGTTTAAATTTTGTATTGTATCCAGCAGTGGGCGGACACATACTTGAGTGTAGAAATTATGATCAAAAAACAGATCGTAACAACAGTACATTGTACATGATACACGAAGATCAGAATTTTGCCGATCAGGTGGCCAAGGCTATCATGTTGGAGATGATGAAACGATGAGTGGATTAACAGGCACATACAATATGTCACAAGGTGGTATAGGACCAATCACCTTGGGTGATGTTATGGGAGAAAAGAAAAAGTTTCCCAATCACAAAGTCACAATTAACATATATGGTGCACAAGGTGGATGCATTGTTGAAATTGCTAAAGGTGGATATAGCAGTGAACCAGCAGACTTGCACATCATACCTGAATCAGAAGATTTTGATCGAGCACTAGGTAAAATTATAACGTATCACCAACTAAAGCAAACATGATTAACATGACAGACAGAATTGCAAAATCGGTAGTCAAGAACAAGTTCTGGGTAGTAGAAGACCAAGGACATCGAGTAGCCACTATCCAGGCCGTTGAGGACGGAGGCTTTGTTTACGTACATGATGATCAGAGAGAACGATTTGCTTCAATTAAACTATTGAGTAAACACTACAATATTGAATTTGATAAGACTACTAAAAAATCTAAGACCCAACCTGCGGGTAACAATGTGCATGGATATCCGACACAGACAAAACCCTATAATGAATTATACGATGTATCTAGAAAACTTCCCGTTTACACTAAGACATCAAAAAGTAAAAGTTATTTTTGTGCTGGATATTATATAGTTCAATTCGAAAGTCATTGGGACAAGGCATATTGTCCAAAACTTATTACTCTGAATAGATACACGTTCCGTGGTCCGTTTGCCACGCAAGAAGAAATGCAAACAGAATTAAGGAAACAAAATGGATCATAATTTAAGCCTACATGTAAGAATGTTCAATGACAAAGTTCGGGCAATGAATCAAACTCAAAAGAAAGAACTTACGCTAAGTGCAGCCGAAGCACGTAATTTACATGCCGATATTTTTGATCTTTTAACCCATATTGCTGAAATTAGCGGTAACAGCGTAGTGTCAGAACCCGAAAGTATCAACGTAGTCATGGATGGCGGCGGTTTTAAGTAATATACGCAGATAATTGAGATAAATAAATGTATTAGGAATTCGACTATGTCCAGACCAAAACCAACGGTGCTATTGGAGCACGTAAACAAAGCAAATTATAAAAGCGATCAAATTCTAAGTTCAGAAGGAATTTGGGCAGTTTACTACGATGCCAAACCCATTAATTTAAAGACACACAATATCTTGGTCAGCTATCCTGGACCAAAATACAAAAAGGTCAGTTTTAGTAACAGCGGACACGCTATCAATCTTTGCAAAAAACTTAACACACTGTTCAAGACTGACAAGTTTGAAGTTGTGTTACTTGCCCAAGGCGAAACTGTATTCACACAGAAGAAGCCCACTGCTTAATGTGTCGCAAGCGCATTGGCAACAACAAATTCCCAGTCTTGCACAGTTCTCTAAAGAACTTGTCTGGTTCAATCCCTTAAATTCAAACAGTCTACGGCTAACCAAATACGGTCTAGCAGCTATTCCAAAAGATCAGTACAAGTATCACACAATTAACTTGGTTGAGAAGATTCGACCCGGGCATTATCTTTTACTTGAACGTGCCATGCCCGCACCTTATTATATAAAGAAAATGGACCAAATATATGTCTACGACGAACAGGTTGCTGTTATGTTAACATTGCATGCTGGCGATTTGGAAACTTGTTTGACCAATATGCTCAAATATCGTTGACAATAACAATTGTTTGTTATATAATTTTGGAACTTGCTAGGAGAATACTAGGCAACTAGACTCCTGCAATGTACAACCCACGCTACGGCGTTTAACTTATAGGAAATTAAAATGACAAATACTATTGCAGTAACCTCACCTGCGCCTAAAATTATCAATCGCGGCGTTAATCCTTTTGCACCAATTGCAAAAATTCAAAATCAAAATCTAACTAATACAACGCAATCCAAATATGTGGATATGCGAACTCGTATTGCCCCTCTTATCAAGAGTCAAAAGATTTTAGATTCAATCGCAAATTTAAAACATCGTCTCAAGAACAATGTGTACACTCAAATACATTTTGGTCGTCTAATGGAAATTGATTGTAGTTTAATTGATTTCAATGTTGACATTCAACGTTTGGTTGAAGAGTCGCATATCGCAGAGAACATCATTACCAAGTTTGATCCGCGTATCATGCAACCGTTGAATGTTATCTTTATCAAAGAAACAGGACGTTACAGTTCGTGGGAGGGGCAACAAAGTGGTTGTGCATTTGCACTCATGCAACACTTTGGACTTATTGCGCCTGAAACAAAAATCCAATGTAAAGTAGTTGACGATGACCTGATGGTACCTGGCAGTAACGACAAAGGCGAAGCAGTTGGTAACTATGGTTTCCGTCAGTTAGGTGGTAGCGGTCGTAAACCAATTGGTGCGTTTTACGTGCATCGTAGTCGTGTTAATGGTGTTCGTTTGTATGGATCTACTCAACCAGAAGATTTACAAAGCGAAGAAATACAAAAAGTACTAGAGAAAAATAATATGTATCCTGCAGGCAGCGTACAGGGACAAAAGAAGAAACCAGGTATGATCACATATATTTCAGGTCTCAACAACATTGCTCATCATGGAACTCAAGATTCCAAAGTGTTTAAGAAAGGACTAGCCGACTTGAATTGGGCGTTAAAATGGCACGACACATACTTCCCATATGAAGACGGAGTAGACGGTGGTCATATTCTAGCATTTGGTCGTCTCAGTGCAGAAGCAAGAGACAACGGCGTGGTACTCACTCCTGAGTTTGAACAAGACTTGTACAATCATTATACTAAATGGTATGCTAGCCCAGCTGGATTTCATCGTGATTGTAAAGAACGTTTGAATAAGTTTAACAAGAAGAACCACTTGAAAGACAGCTGGAGTGACAGTTGCCTTACACCAATATTGGTTATGGATTATATTAATCGTGGCGGCACTCATAGTGTTCCACAAGTTGCTGGCATGGTGATATATGCAGGCATCTAATCAACCCAAGCAACATTACTTCTATCTTTGGCAAAAACGTATACTGCTTGATAACGATCAAATTGTTACACGTACCTGTTTTGGTATAACTAGCGATTTTGATAATAGGCGCAACAATTACGAAGGAGCCAACGGTCATGCTGTAGAATTTTGTGATTTGTGGCTAGGTCCGTACCGTCCTATTAAAGAACTTGAGTCTCGACTCAAGGCCGTATTTGGAGAACAGTTAGTAACAGGATTCAGAAACTTCAAGTATGAATGGGTTGACGAAACTGTACCGTACGAACAGATCAAGGGTTGGGTTGAATGGGAATTACAAAACCATCCAACCATTGTGCGGCACGAAATAGCAACATTGCAAGATTAACAACGGTTGCACATAAAGGCTCCTTTTGCTATAATATGTCTTTAACTGGTAAAAGGAGCCTCAAATGCAATTTAAAAGTGCACCTTCAAACACGTTATACTTAAATGTTGTTGTTAAAAAGCATCCGCTAAGTAAACAACCCATTAGCATTTCAATAACAGCAGCAATGTACAAAAACTTTACCGCTAGTAAAGCACTGTATTTTTCAGAATTACCCTTAAACAGTACTACCCTAGCACAAATACATGCAACCTTTGCACGTTTCCAAAAACAAGCAAATGCAGCAAATTTTGAAGTAGTTAAGTTTAATCAAAATGTGTTTAGTTTTTTGCAAAAAAATTAACATTTTACTAACTTCTAAAGTGTTGCGAAAAAGCAACATTTTAGAGGTTGCTCAAAAAGGGCAATTTTGCTATAATGTATGTTCGTTAACTTAATAAGGAGCAAAAACTATGTCTAAAACTTTTACGTTTGCAGGTACTTGTACAGAAAACAACACTACAGTTTACAAGTTTGCTAATAAAGCAGGCCGTGCAAAAGAGTTAGAGCGTTTTGGTTGTAGCAATGTTAACTTGGTTGAACTGCCTAATGCAATGACAAAAGAAGATGCAGTTGCATTCTTAACTACAAAAGGTATTACTGCAGACAAAGCAGTTAAGGCAACAGCACCTCGAGTAGTTAAAGTTAAAGCAGAGAAGCCGGTTAAAACTAAACTGCCTAAGGTTGCTACAGTTAATCCACGCGGCGCAGAAGCTGCTGCTACCAATGCAGAACACTTTATTAAAGCCTGGTTTAACTCACGTGTAACACCCGAGCAAGCCGAGCAAGTTAAAGCAAATTGGTAATCTAGTTTGACTGTCTGTGGTGTAAAAGCCACAGACAGTAATTCGTGTTTCGTGTATAATTGCTTTACTTTTTACTTGGAGAATAATATATGGCAGCAACAGAACATCGTACAGTAACCGCAACAGAGGCACGTAGCCGTTTGTTGCGCTGCTTTAAAACTAAACGTCCAGTATTCCTTTGGGGACCGCCGGGTATCGGCAAGTCCGAAGTTGTTGCAGGCATTACAGAGGAACTAGGCGGTTACATGATTGACTTGCGTTTAGGTCAAATGGATCCTACAGACTTACGTGGTATTCCGTTTTATAACAAAGACAAAGGCGTTATGGATTGGGCACCACCAATTGACTTGCCAGACGAGGAACTGGCCAGTCAGTATCCAATCATAGTACTATTCTTGGACGAGATGAATAGTGCTGCGCCAGCTGTTCAGGCTGCTGGTTATCAGTTGATTCTAAACCGTCGTATGGGCAAGTATCATTTGCCAGACAATGTTGTTATTGTTGCTGCAGGTAATCGTGAAAGCGACAAAGGCGTTACATTCCGTATGCCTGCTCCGTTAGCAAATCGTTTCCTACACTTGGAAATGCGTCCAGACTTTGAGTCATGGCAGACTTGGGCAGTACAGAACAAAGTACACCAAGACGTGGTAGGTTACTTGAGTTTTGCCAAGCAAGACATGTTTGACTTTGACCCACGTTCAAGCTCACGTAGTTTTGCTACACCACGTAGCTGGAGCTTCGTAAGTGAGTTCTTGCATGACACAGACATCACTCCTGCAGAGATGACTGACTTGGTTACTGGTTTGATTGGTGAAGGCCTTGCTGTCAAGTTTATGGCACATCGTAAGGTTGCAGGTCAAATGCCAAAGCCAGAAGACATCTTGTCAGGCAAAGTAAAAGAGCTAAAGACAAAAGAAGTTAGTGCCATGTATTCACTAACAGTGTCTTTGTGCTATGAATTGCAAGATTCATTTAAGAAACTTGGTACTGCTGGTATTAAAGACTGGCACGAGCAAGCGGATCGTTTCTTGCGCTTTATGATGGACAATTTCAGTACAGAGTTGGTTGTTATGGGTGCTCGTGTTGCATTGACCACTTATAACTTGCCAATGGTACCAGGCAAGATGCCGAGCTTTGATGAGTTCCATCAACGTTTTGGCAAGTACATTATTGCAGCAAGCGGTAGCAAGTAAAAGTACAAGGGCTTCGGCCCTTGTTATACGTGAGTGCTATTGATGAGTAGTAGGGTATCGTAAACTGATCATTTACTATGCGGGCCTAACTGGCGTGGAACAGGTCCTAATATAACCAACCATACGCTTTGGAACGGAAGCACCGGACTCCTAAATTGGTACAATAGCATTCACTTATAACATTATGAAACTTATTGTTGAACAATTAGATGGCAGACACAAAGGCGCAGGACACTGGACTCATCGTGTGCGATTTGTGCGTGACGGTTACGGTCATGTTGCAAGAGTAGACGTAACAATGAATTGGGTCGAAATACGTACACAACTGTGGGAAACGTTTGGTCCTGGTTGCGATAGAGAAGAATTATACAGTATAATTAGAACTACACTAGATGCGCCCGAATGGGGCTGGTGGACTGATACAAAAGGTAACATACCATATATATATTTTAAGCGTGGACCAATACTAACTTGGTTCCTAATGCGTACTTGACTGAAATGACGAATTATTATATAATGTGTTTATACATTAAGGAGCAGCAATGAGTAATACTACACTAGCCGAAAAAGCAAAAGTAAAAACAGAAACAGATCCACGTAAAGATGCAGCAGCTAGAGAAAAACTAGTTACTGCACGTATTGGTTTATTGTTGAAGGCTCCGTTTTTTGGTAATTTAGCTACTCGTTTGACCTTACACAATGCAGACGATTGGTGCGGTACTGCTGCTACAGACGGCAGAAAGTTCTATTACAATTCAGAATTTATTAACAGTTTACCCTTAAAGCAATTAGAGTTTTTGGTTGGACACGAAGTGTTACATGTAGTGTATGACCACATGAACAGACGTGGCGAACGTGATCCTAAACTGTCTAATATTGCTGCTGACTATTGTGTTAACGGTGACTTGATGGAACAGCGCATTGGTGAGAAGATACCAATTGGGTTGTTTGACAACAAGTTCAAAGGTTGGAGTTACGAAGAAGTGTACGACCACTTGTATGCAAACGCTGAGAAAATTGACATCAACAAGTTACTGCAACAAGTGTTAGACGAGCACTTGGATAATGGCGATGGCGATGATGACAGTGGTAGCGACGGAAAAGATGGTAAGGGTCGTCCTCGACTAAGCAAAGAAGAGCGTGACGCTATTCGTGACGAGATCAAAGACGCTGTGTTACAAGCCGCACAAGCCGCAGGTGCAGGTAACTTGCCTGCTGGTGTCAAACGTCTAATCAAAGACTTAACAGAACCTGTTATTACTTGGCAAGAACTGTTACAGCAACAAATACAGTCCACTATCAAAGATGACTTTACTTGGATGCGTCCAAGTCGTAGGGGCTGGCACATGGACGCGGTTATGCCAGGCATGAAGCCAGGTGAAACCATTGACGTATGTATTGCACTGGATCAATCGGGTAGTATCAGTGAAGAAGATAGTCGTGCGTTCTTGACCGAGATCAAAGGTATTATGGAAGCATACAATGAATACAAAATCACTGTATGGTGCTTTGATACTGAAATTTATAACCCGCAAGTGTTTACTAGTGACAACATGGAAGATATCATGGACTATGAACCAGCAGGCGGTGGTGGTACTGACTTTATGGCCAATTGGGAATACATGAAAGAGAACGCAATCGAACCCAAGAAGTTCATTATGTTTACTGACGGTATGCCTTGTGGCGAGTGGGGCGAAG